GGACGCCAGTACCAGCCACCGCCACCCATACTTCACGGAAAGGGAAGCCTCTCGGAGGCTAGACCATACCTTCCTGCCAATCCTCTTCGCCGTCGTATTCCAAGTCATCGGCTGTATCATATACCCCGGAGACACTGTTCACATAGGACGGGTCTTCGCCGATCCACGCCTTCACGGCATCGCATGCATGGTTGTCCGTCCGGGCGGGCCTCTCACGCAAGTCGATCTTCTGGGTCTCGTCCATCACCCACCGCCACGTCCGCATCTCTCGGATCGTGTTGATGCACTTGTCGTTGACGAACAGCCTCTTGTCGCGGAAGGCTGTTCGCACCTTGTTGATCATAGCCCTCTCGCCGCCTCCGAAGTCGCGGGTCCGCAACCACCTTCTGCACTGAATCCCCGCCTTGGCGTACTCGTCAGCGAGGGTCAGTTCGTTGCTCGGCGTGACCGCCCACCCTGCGGGGTCCATGGCAACGTCGGTCAGGTTCTCGACCCGAAGCCCCCACAGCTTCAGCATGTCTCGGATCATGTCGCAGATTTCATCTACGCGGAGGCCACGAACGTACACCTCGTCCCACACGATCATGTTCCCCTCTGGAGTTACTACGAGGAGAAGGGCGGCAGTGTGAACACCGCAGTCAATGAACAGGTCGCACTTGCTCTGGTTGCGGTCATCGTCCTCCGGCAGTTTGTCGCCTGTTTCCAACAGGTTCCCTTCCGGGGCGAGCATGTTGTTGAACTCGGGAAAACACAAGCCGGTCAACGAAACGTACTCGCCGAGAATACGCATGCGGTACTCTTCCGGCGATAGCCCTGCGGCGATCTCCTCTATCTTTCCTTCCGGCAGGTTCTTCTTGTTGTCGTAGGTCGTGAACACTTCATGTCGGAACCGTTCGTTGTTGCTCTCTTCGATTCTCATCTTGAGCCATAGCTCTTCTGGGATCGTCGATATGAGAATCTTCCCCTTGCGGTCAAGGGTTCGCATCATCAATCTTCCGAACAAACTCTCTCGGTGTGCCTCGTCCCACCACACCACGTCAACAGGAACGGTCTCGAAAACATTGAGACCCTGTTCCTCGTTCATAAAGTTGATCGTCACCTTCTCCTTCTTCTTCCCGTTCCCCGCGTTGTAGGTAACAACGCTTCGATCGCCGAAACCATACTCATCGTTCCACGGCTTGGAGAAACGCTCCTGCGGCAGAGCTTCCCACAATTCCCTCTGCGGACCACCTACAGAACTCTTGAACGTCTGGGAAACACACCACACCCTCGCGCCCGAATAACCCTTGTCACGAATCCACCTTGCAGTACAGAGACGCCCCGCGCCCCACGACTTGCCGGAACGGTTCGCGCCTACCCACGCGATCACGTCGAACTCGTCATTCCAAAAATCCTCCGCTAGCTGAATCTGTTTTTGGCTGGCCGTCAAAAAGGCTAGGTCGATCGCCGACTGGTTTTGTATTATTCCCTGAGCCTCTTCCAGAAGATCGAGCACTTCTTGTGACGGTCTTTCGATACTTTGAACGTGACGGTATATACGAAAGATTTCTTGTATTTGTTCCGTCGCTAGTTCTGTCATGCCCCACCGATCTTTCCATGTGCGAAATAAACCCGCCGGTAATCATCGGTGCTCCGTCGTGAAACAGTGTGCCGACGTACTCCCCGTCGTATGAAACGAACACGCCGTGCAGGTCAATCTTCAGGTCCAGCTTCTCCAGATTGATAGACGGCAACCTACGCAATAGCTCACGTCGAACGCTTCCGTACTCCCAGATCACGTCCTGCTACCCCTGTGTCGAAGCCCATGGCATTGCTTGCAGAGAAACACAACGTCGAGCGGCTTGTTGTAGTCCTCATGGTGAGCCTCAATATGTTTCGCCTTCTTCCCGCACGTCTGGCAGGAAGTCGGCTTCTTCAGCTTCCCAGTCTTCACCGCCCGGTACACTTGCGTTTTCACCCTGTTCATGAAGTGGTATTTCTCCGGGTTCTCCCTCTTCATCCTCTCCTTGTATGCGGACACCTGTGCCAGCAGCTTGTCTTTGTCCCTCACCAAGACTTCTCTCGCGTTCTTGCACTTCTTGCATTTGCTGGCAAGCCCGTTCGGGGTCTTCGTGTTCGACTTGTGATATTCCGAGGAAGGCTTGAAGCACTTGCAGCCGTGGCACTTCCAATGCGTCTCCCCCTTTATTACTGTCGATGTCCGCCCCCTGTGCTTCCACCCGCTCCTCATCGGTTCTTCTGACCGCCTTGTCATATTTTTGCTCCTTGTCTTTCTTCTTGACAGAGATCGACCAACACCAACTACCGTCATACTCGCCGTCTCCCATCCTCATGGACACGGAGTTGGTCTCTACGGGTATGGAATTATTCCTTATCCATGTGTCCCTCTTCGCCTTTTCCCCCTCGGTCCAGTTCTCGCGAGAGAGTATTTCGCTTGGCGGCAATCCATGTATCACGCTATTGATTCTCCCCCGCCTACCAAACGGGGAACCATTGCGAACGTATTCTCTCTCTACATCCACTTGCCTCTCGGACCAAGTTGCGCGATTGCTGTTGAACCTGAACACGCCTATTGGCCTCGCCAGCGTCACTGTATCATTGTCGATGATGCTGTTGTATTCATCGACGGAAACATTCACGGGAGGGCTGGCAAGCCAAACGCCATCCACAACCCAGCCAGAAGCAGTCTCATCCGAATACGGGATGGCTGACCGCACTCGGTAGGCTGGCCGATTGAACAACACCTGCTTCAAAATTCTTACATACTGATATCGAAACGTGCTGTTCCCATAAACATTGAACAGGCGTTTTACAGTTGCTATCTCTCCGGGCAGGTATGTCACTCTTCGTCCTCCTCTGAAAATCCATCAAAATTGAAGGGAGCCTCAATGATCACTGGCGTATGCGGACCCTGTTCGAGTCCGCGAAGCCCATCCATAACAGCCCCCACCGCCTCGGCTGGAATGTTGTCAGACTCCATGAGTTCCACCATCTTCGCCGCGTCATATACGAGTGCGGAGGATCGGCCATGCGTCTCCAGTTGCACGCCTATAACACATTCGTCGAACCCAATTATTCTCACCAACTCCTGCTTCAGCCGAGACCCGTCTCCAAACTCAATCTCGCAAACTCCGTGCTCTACAACCAAGGACTCATCAAGTTCCTGCTCTTCTTCTGTGGGTTCCCACTGATCTTTGCCGTTGTTTGTTGCTGCCATGATCATACCTTTGTCTCCCTGTCCATTGGCGAAACGCCCATTTCATAAGAATCGTGCGGCCCGGAATCCCCACACGAATCACATTTCTCAATGAGTCCTTCAATCGTGTTCGGGGTTTTCATCCTCATGAACGATCCGCAGGCCCGGCAATACACCTTCAGGCGTTCCCGCATCTTCTCCAGATTTTCTACCTGACTGACCCTCCTTTGGTAGGACTTCCACTGTGGCGTCTCCCTCCAAGATTGGCTGCTCATCTGCTGTGCTCCTTTCGTGTTCAATGACTTCCGCTGTTATTTCGGGGACCATTTGCTTCATGCGTTCACTGATCTTCTCCAGACGCCTCGACGGGTCAGCGTCCGCCGTGACGGTTTCCACCTCAATCTGCTTGGGACTCTCAGCACCCCAGATCCGCCGGATGTCCTCCAGAGCCTTCAGGGCGCTGGACAGGAACTGGGAGTTGCCGCTGGATTGGCTGGTGGTCGTCTCCCGGTAGACCCCGTCCTTGGTGTCCCTCTCATGGACAACGACCTTCTCACCCTTGGAATCGTGCCATGCGGACATGGCCTCCATCGCAATGTGACGCAGGGTCTCCGTCTGCCCGGACTTGATCCTGACCACGTTGTCGGACAGGTCCTGATAGATCGCCTTCTCGATCCTCTTGAACTGCTTGGAGACCGTGTTCGGGTGGATTGCCAGAACCTCCGCAGCGGCACGCTGGGTGGTCCTGTGCTGGACGTACTTCTCGTACTCGTCGAGCAGAGCCTGAGATGGCCTCCACTCCGTATTACTACCTGCCATCTAGGTACCCCCGGCACTTGGCCCAGTACTGGTCGGTCCCACGCTTGCTCGGGCCACCATTATGGAGCCTACAAAGCTCCTCCGCAGACCAAGGCAGGCCGGTCGCGTACCGATGCCAGTACGCCAGCATGACCCGCTTTGCGACCTCCACGTCCTTCACCTGCTCGTACTCCAGACCCGCCAGAGACGGATCGTGCTCCACGGCATCCAAGAAGTAGGGTTCTTGGATCTGCATTGGCCCCAGAGACCTCCCACCATCACCCACGGCGTTGGGCGGGTCTGGGTGGCCCCCGGTCTCTGCCAGCCTGATGGCCCGGAATACGTCCTCCAGACCGATCAGGTCAGGGCCAGAAGCCTCCTCTACGGGCTGAGAATCGACCTCCACCACGGCGTGCTCATGCCCGTGAAAGGCCAACCACGCCAACGAGGACGACAGGGCGGCAGCTAACAGCAGAATCTTGGTCATTTCGTGCTCCCTTGTAAGATGTGTACCACTGTATCGGCTGATTTTACCCCAAGCGATAAAAAATTCCAATCTTTCGCTTAGCTTTCGCTTATCTTTCGCTTAGCTTCCGCTAAACTTCCGAACCATGGTGTAGCAGAGACGCAGAGGGCGCAGAATGCGCACAATGCGCAGAATTGCCGCATTGAATGAAAAACCCGGTTGAGGGTTATTCACGAAGGTGTAGCAGAGACGCAGAGTAGCAGAGGGTGCAGAGTCTTAGAGTCTTAGAAGTCATGACTCTGCTCTCTCTGCACTCTCTGCTACACCCCGGCTACTACCCGGCTACTACCCGGCTACTACCCGGCTACTACCCGGCTAAACCCGGCTGAAG